AATGCGGAACCGATTACTTCTGAGATTTTCTTCTCTCCCTCAACACCCTGCTCTCCAGGCGAGGCTTCCTCACCCTGAACAGATTTATCGAAAGAATTAAGCAATTCTCTCATTTCTCCGATTCCTTTTTTGAGTGCTATTTCTATTTCTTTGAATTGAGTTATAATCTTTGTCGCCGAGTTGAAGGGCTGCATATACTTGTCTTTCTTGAATGCCTCATCAATTATATGAGAAACCTTTATCTGTTTTTCCTCTTTGGGTTCCGCTTTGATTTGGGTTTTCTTTTCGAGATATTCGTCGAGGGTAGAAATTGCCTGAATGGAATCAATAAGGCTCTTAGTCTTAATCACGCCTTCTTCAATCATCTTAACCATCGCCTCTGTATTCGACGGGATTGTCACCCAGGAGACCTCGAGAGGTTCCCATTTGGTATAAATACGCCTTATGTCTTTCGCGTTAGCCTTGATATTATGTTCTTCTAATATTTCGCCTATCTTTGTTTCATCTTCTTCGTAAGAATAGCCTTTAAACGTATGCGATACTGTCTTAAGGTGTCCGTCTTCGACTAAGGACTTAACGTCCTGGGCGAACTGAGTCTTGGCAAAACTTGGAGCGATACGGATAGAATCTCCCATCGCCTTGACCCATTTAGCGCTTCCGACTGTTGAACGAACTGAGAAACTATGGTCTGCCTGAATAATAGGGTTCTTTCTATAATTATCTAATACCGCACCTGAGACTAAAAGAATCTCTTTATCTCTATCCGGAACCTGAACGGTGAAATCGACAATAAGTTCATCTTTGCCCTTTTGGTCTTTCTGAGTTGTAACTTCACAGGGATAAAATTTCTCGATAATCTTTGTTACTTCGTCTGTTAATGTTTTTGTTTCCACTTATACCTCCTACATTGTGAAAGAATGGGTTGGAACGTCATTGCATTGACAATTGATTATGTTATTTGCCGAGGCTCCCATAGATTCATCGCCCGGGTGCAGTAACTTTTCGCCATTCACGAAATAAGCCTCATCGATACCGACAGTCTGCCCGTGAGCCGCTAAATGCCACGCCCTCTCTCTCCCACTACCAGAAGTAATCCAGGTAGTTGTTTGAATGCCTGCGTGTTTCATGTAGTCATGGGACGCCTTATTGGCGGCGACTGAGGTCTCGGTTCTTGAGATTGTGCCTGCTCTCCATTCGTTCATCCAATCGCCAGAAGTAGGCTTGTACCTCGATTCAACTTCTTTTGCTATGCTGGCAAGAGTGCGATCTTCTTTAATCCCGTTCGTAATTATTTCCGATAATTGTTTGACATCCGTTCCAGCTATACCCTTCCATGTATCCTCAAGTTTAGCGTAATGCTGTATCAAATACCTTTGCAGCATATCATTAGGCAGTTCTACCCCAAGCTCACTTGCTCTCTGAATTATCATCCTTTCGATGGCTTCTTTGATAAACCCGTTGTTATGCTTAGCAAATTCACTTGCGATTATTTCAGGCGCGATTAATACCGCTCCCGAGACAATATCAGGGTCTTCCGATTTAGCGGATTTATAACTTCTTAATTCCTGCCCTATCTTCTTGCCTAACCAGTTCCAAACAGGGTATAAACCCCTTACCCTCATTTCTCCTTCAAGCTTCTCCTGCCATGTCCGGAAAACTTTGTTTGACTTCTCACCAAAAACCAGAGGTTCATAAACTTTGATATTCGGGACTTGTATCTTCTCATCCGGATATTCGGTTTTGGCTCCCGTTGTCTGTGCGGATTTAGCGGTCTTACTGCTGTTCGTGCTTTCTCCTTCTGTGTAACCGATAGGCATAAGAACCCTGTCCGCTCCCGGATAAGTTTCCCATCCCTTCTCGAGTCGGATTTCTTCTCTGCTTCTTACAGCATTTTGGATGTACTTGACATTGTTTTCCGCTTCGAGTTCAGGGTCAGGCGGCAAGGCATAGAAATATCTGAAATCTATATCCTCATCCGACAGGAGATAACTGTTTATTGTTCTCTGTATTCTTTTAGCGACCTTGAAGGTCTTGAAAGATTTAAAGACAATCTTAGCCTCGTACATATTCGAGCGGTTGACCTTCTCGGTTACACCGGCTAAGAGCATAGGAACCTTGAAACACATATAGAGTTCTTCTACAATCTTTTTCTTAATATCGAGTAAGCCTATATCTTTAGGGGAGAATCCCGGACCATCTTTGACATCATAATCTTTAGGAACGCCGATAATCTTTCCTGAGTTCTTCGCTCCCGCGGCAGTCCTTCTCAATTCTACAACTAATCGCCTATTGTTTGTATCATTCCCACCGGTAACAAGAGCGGAAATGACCCCCATATTATTGAGTATGGCTTCTTCAAAGTCCTCGATACTGTCAAAGCGTTTGACCTGTGATTCGAGGGATTGGACTGTGCCTTTCCCGTATCCGTGAGGATTGCCAGGATTAGGATATTTAAAGTGTATAATCTCATCAATGTCGAAGTGCATATATGACCCTGCTTTCAGGAACTTATACCCGTTCCAGTTCCCAGCATTGTCATAATCAAACTGTGTATGCTGAGCGGGAATAAAGAACATCTTCTTGATTCCTACCCTGCGAAATTTCTTAGGATACCACCAATAAGCGTCACCGCCTATCTCAAGGCAACCAACTGTATTAAAAATAAAGTCCTGCCAATCCATTCTTTGATTCGGGCGTTGGAAGAAAGGCAAGTATTCGGAATTATCAATTTTGTCCTGTCCGGAGAAAAAGCCCCAATCCATGTCCTGCACGTCTTCGCCTATCAGGTCGATACAGTTCTTGATATGGTGTCTGTACTTACGATAGAACTCTCCGAGCGTAAGGGATTGTCCTGTTATCCCGAGAAAGTCAGTGCTTATATTCGCATAGGTCTCGAATGAATCATAGCCCTTGCTTTCTTCTGTGATAGTTTCAATCTCTTTTATCTTGTCTTCTACTTCAACGGGACCTTTACGGTTTTTTAGAATACCAAACATTTTCACCCCACATGACAGAAAGGTTTGACATAGTCCTTAGTACCTAATCCCATATATCTCATATCATCGGGAGCGTCATCGTTAGCCTTCACTGGCGTATCCTCAATTGGCTTACCGTTTCTGTCTGTTTTATTTTGATATGCCCTATCTTGTTCGTAAGCATGAGGGCATTTGTCTATGTCTATAACAATCTGAAATTTCCTTATGTGTTTAATAGAATCGGAAACTGAACCGGCGTACTTCTCAACAGGTTCGACATTAACCCCGGCGTCCTCTAAATCACCTATCCCTTCCGGGTCTGCTGAATCCGCGAAAGAAGGAACGTGTCTCGGGTTCAATCCGTTATCTTCTACCATTTTTACAATCATATCGCCAAAGTCTCTGTCCTTGATGTACGAACCGAAGACCTCATCCATGACATATATTTTGTCTCGGGTTAGATTATAGAGATGAGCGCTTGATGGGTGGACCCAGCCAAAGTCAATACCGACAAAAGGATTGTCGGGTACACCCTCGAATTTGCCTGCAACTATATTCTTCCATATCCTGTCTTCAACAACATCTATCCCCCATTCACCAACAGCATACCGCAAATAATAGCCTTTGTCTTGGTCCTTATATGCCATAAGTTCATCCTTGACGTCTTGAGGTAAAGCAGGGTTATCATCGAGAGCGAAATGTACTTTAGCGGCTTTTCCTTGCTGGGAAAACATATCGTATAACTCATAAATCCAATGCTCAGAAGTAGCGGGAGGATTGAAAGAAAAGAAGGCTTTCCTTACACCCGGAAGCCTTAAATTAGGCAATATTTCGGTAATATCTTGCTTCTGACATTCAGGTGGCTCTTCAAACCATACAATGTTCAAATCTAAAGACTTTAAACGTTCATTCTTCCCCTTATCCGAAAGGAATAACGGAGCAAAATGTGTAACCGAACCATTCGCAAACCTATACTCGGCAGGCTGGCTTTCATGCATATATCCGTTTACTCCCATTTCATCACACACCGCAAGGAAGTCCTTCATCGCGGTTATCCGGAGAGAAGACATCGCCTTTCTTGTTACCAATTCAACTAAGCCTGGATATTCTAACGCGTAATTAACAAGAAATCGTGCAAAGCTTTTACTCTTACCTCCTCCACGTCCACCATATCCAAAGATGTATTTCTCATCCATGTAATAAATCTCAGGATGAGCGACATACATTTCTAATGCTTCGTCAGTCTCAATTATCGTTTTCATCTGGCTTAAGGTCCTTTATGTCTTTTAGAACAACTATCTTTTGAATCCCGGTCTGAGTCATATCGACCTTTTTCTTCTCCGCGTAATCCTCGTCAAACCGTTCAAGGAATAATTTACTGTCATTGCTGTTTATCTCGGAACGTCTAAACACATTTTTCCAGACATCAGATAACGAAGCGCGCATATCTGCTTTGACTTCACTATTGAACCACGCTACAAATTCAGGTTTCCCTCTCCAGAGGTAGACTGTCGTCCTGTCAACACCAGCAGCTTTTGCTGCCTTAGTTTTGTTGACCCTTTTCTCTGATAGGTAAGCCTTTAAATACCTTATCTGTGCTGGGGAAGGTGTGAATTTTGTAGACTTTCGTTTATCTTTTTTCTTACTCATAAGCGTCCTTAATCGTGACCTCAACAAGAGTGTCCCCGAGCTGTACCTCAGACAAATTCTCCATCACCTCATTTTGCTTTTTAGGGGTATCGACACAATCGATCGTTAAACGTATTTGAGTATCATTACTTCTTAAAGCTTTTCGTGTAAACTGTTTTATTTCGGCTAAAAAGGTTATCTCTGCCATTTGCGTAAGGATAAGGGCAAAGTATAGTTCAAATAAAGTGACGAGTATGGTTCAAATATAGTTCAAATATAGTGACGAGTTTAGTACTCTTATTGGGAATAAACTATTTAGAGTATATGATTCTATGTACTGTTCCTACTGACAAATTATGATTTTTACTTAAAATTTCTATAATTTCCTCAACGTAAAGCTCTCCTTCTAAATATTTTTGATTGTAAAGGTTTTTAAATTCCTGTTTTATTTTCTCATTTCGTTTAGTTGTTACCGGATGGCTCATACCTTCCCACTTTTGATTATCTTTTCCCCTTTCTTGGAGTTACATCTTAGGCAGCAAGTCACTAAATTATCATCCTCGCTGGTCCCGCCTTTACTCAATG